ATCACAATTGCTGAAAAGCTCGGCATCCACATCTCGGTTGTAGAAAACTACGAAGAGGAATGGGTGGAGCAAAACGTTGGGCTTCCCGAGCCTGATGAAAGCTTTGAGGAATTCATTTGTCGCACCTTTGCCGAATGTGCCTTTTTTGTTCAAGCAACAGAAGGCGGCGGTAATGCGATGGAATGTCTTGAGGCTTATGATGAAGCTTACTCTGCAGTGGAGCTGATTCTTGCCTGAAGCAACTACCGAAACAATGTTAATGGACATTGTTATTCCTTCTGATTCCTATGCAAAGGAACTAGCAACACAATTTAACAATGAATATGGTCTTAATTGGATTCCTGAGTATGTTCAATACTTAGCAACCAAAGCAGATTTTTTACTGGATGATAACCTAATGGATCATCTTTCTTTATTCGCTACCCACGAAACCATTACTAAAAATGTCTGACGGACGCTTTGTAATCACCACCACCCTAGAAGGGTACATCAACGCCCTTGTTCCTGCCGGTAAATTCAACAACTGTACCATTGGCTTCCGCATTCCTGAAGAGGAGTTGCCCAAGTTCGATGCTGTCTATGAACAAGCCCTGGAATGGGGTAAGAACAAGATGGGTGGCAAGCGGTTCTCCGCTGAGCTTCCCAAGTGGGATGAGAGTGGCCTTGTTAAGGTCTCCTATGGTGGAGACAGCAACAGCCCCATGTTCCCCTGGGTAGATACCGATGGGGTTCCTGTTGACCTTACTGCCCAAGTATGGAAGGGCACTGTTGTTAAGCTGATCATTGACCTGAGGCCCTATGTCTTCGGAGCAAAGGTTGGCTGCTCGCTCAAGGTACGTGGCGCACAGATCATCAAGATGGTCAGTAGCGGCGGTTCTGACAGCGGCGGCATGGATGAAACTGAGGTGGCAGCTTTGTTTGGTAAGACAGAAGGCTTCAAGACTGGTAGCCCCAGCTTTGAACCGTCGATTGATCCAGGCGATGGTCCAGCTGGCTATGATGTGGACGACGTTCCCTTCTAATGCCTGCTTACCGTAGCCGCCTCGAAGAGAAGTTGGCTCGGTGGTTTGAACTAAATGGGCATCAGTTTGAGTATGAAACCCTTAGGTTAAATTACACCTTGTCGGCTGTTTATACGCCGGACTTTATTCTTCCCAATGGAGTCATACTGGAGGCTAAGGGGTATTTTAAGCCAGAAGATCGTCGCAAGATGTTGGCTGTTAAAAAACAGCATCCTGATCTTGATATACGCCTTATCTTTCAAGCCCCTTATAACACGCTCACAAAGACCAGCAAGACTACCTACGCAATGTGGGCAGAAAAGAATGGTTTCTTGTGGGCAGCTAGCCACGCAATTCCACTCACTTGGTTCGATGCGCCCATTAATTGCAACACCACAAACTAAAGAAAACATTGTCCAACGTCTTGGTGAATACTTTGCCGACACATTGGTTGAATGTACTGATTACGTCCATGACGGTACTCTTACCGCTGAGGATGTAGCCAAGATGATCTTTGATGAACTTGAAGATTGGATGGCCTATCATGGTTCAATGGTAAACGCTGCTGATGCAATCCGAAATGCTCTCCGAGAGCGAGTTTCTGACACACGAACCGTGTCCTAGTTGCGGTAGTAGTGATGCGCTTGCTCGTTATACTGACGGACACGCGCATTGCTTTTCTTGCCAACACTATGAACACGGGGACAAATCCACTACCACCAATCACTACAAACAAAATAAACTGATGGACTTTACTGGGGATTTCATCCCACTCAAGAGTAGAAACCTTAGGGAAGATACTCTTAAAAAGTTCAACGTTCGGTATGACCACGACACCAAAACCATAAGGTTTCCTTATTACTCACAGGCTGGCCAATTGGTTGGCTTCAAGAGTAGGGACGCTGATAAGGATTTTAGGTGGACTGGTAAGAATGAAGACCACACGCTCTTTGGCCAACAACTGTGGGGCAGAGGGAAGGAGTTGGTAATCACAGAGGGCGAAATTGATTGCTTGAGTCTCTATCAAGTTCGTCCTACCTGGCCTGTTGTTAGCCTTCCCAATGGCGCAGCAGCAGCCAAGAAAGCATTACAGCATCAACTCAAATGGGTCATGGGGTTCGATAGTATCGTTCTTTTCTTTGACTCAGATGAAGCGGGACAACAAGCAGCACAAGACTGTGCCAGTTTGTTTCCCCATGATCGCCTGTTTATTGCTCGACTTGATAGTTACAAAGACGCTAATGAAGCGTTAATAGCGAAAGATTATGAGGCGATTACCTCAACAGTCCTCTGGAACAAAAAGCCATACTCACCAAAGACCGTCATCGACGGACGAGATCTATTCACTCTCGCAACTAAGCCTCTACATGGTAGGGATGCTGATTGGCCCTACGCTGGTCTTAACAACCTCACTAGTGGTCTTAGGCGGGGTGAATTGGTCACGATCACAGCCGGTTCCGGCGTTGGTAAGAGCACCTTCTGTGGTGAGATAGCTCAATCTCTTGTCGATCAAGGCGAGAAGGTTGGTTATATTGCCCTTGAGGAGTCCCTCCAGAGGACCGCTCTACGACTTATGTCCGTCAAGGCAAACAAACCCCTACACCTCAACAACGAGATGCCAGAGGAGGACCTTAGAGCAGCCTTTGATGCAAGTCTGGGGACCGGTTCGGTCTACCTCAGAGATGGGTTTGGTTCTGTTGATCCAGACAGCATCCTCAGTGACTGCCGATTTATGGCTCTTGCTAAGGAAGTTGGATGGATTGTCCTTGACCACCTCTCGATTCTCATGTCTGGTAATGAGTCCCATGATGAGAGAAAACTGATTGATGTTACAATGACCAAACTCCGCTCGTTTGTAGAGGAGACGGGCATTGGAATGATCCTTATCAGCCACCTCAAGCGTCCCCAGGGCGACAAAGGACATGAGGATGGTCAACAGGTCAGCCTAGGGCAACTTCGAGGTAGTCACAGTATCGTCCAACTCTCGGATTTTGTGGTCGCTTTAGAACGCAACTTATCCGCAGGGGACAACCTTGCCAACATCCGAGTCCTTAAGAACCGATTCAATGGGAAAACTGGTCAAGCAGGGACCATTACGTTTAATGAGGCTACTGGCCGCATGGTTGAAGATCTCTCTTCGGCATTCAATTCACCAACTAATGAGGAGTATGACCCCGGATTCTGAAGAATTGTGTCGCACTTGCGGCTGGAACGAGTTCCTGTATAGTCAGGTGGAACCCGCTGGTTGGTTCTGTGAGGAGTGTGGGACGCCTAGCGCCCTTACTCAGGCAACCCTAGACCGGGAAGAACCCGGCAATTGGAGCTAATGCGACTCCTATTCGACATCGAAACCAACGGCCTACCCCGCAAGGGGCTGGACCGTATCCACTGTATCGTTGCCAAGGATCTTGATACGGAGCAAGTCTTTCGATTCAATGACACCGGCTCCACCCATTCCGTAACCAATGGTATTACCCTTCTTCAAGAGGCTGATGTTCTCATCGGCCATAATATTGTTGGCTTTGACATACCAGTTATCCAACAGATATATCCGTTCTTCCAAACAAAAGCAGTCCTCTACGACACGCTAATCCTTAGCCGGATGTTCTTTCCTGACATTCTCAGCAGGGACTATCGGAAGAAACCTATTGGTATGCCAGCCAAGCTCTATGGGCGTCATGCTCTTGAGGCTTGGGGGTATCGCCTAGGTGATTACAAGGGCGAGTTTGGTAAGACCACTGACTGGGCTGACTGGTCAATGGAGATGGAGGACTATTGCGAACAGGATGTTCATGTTTGTCATAGTGTCTTTGACCTTATGGCTAATCATGATCGGCTTGCTAAGTACCAGGACTCCATACTGTTGGAGCATGACCTTGCCGCCATCATGGCTAAGCAAGAAACATCAGGCTGGCCATTTGATGTAACCGCTGCTCAGAAGCTAGAAGCCACTCTCAGAACAGAGATGGATCGACTAGCAGATCAGATGAGGGAAGTCTTTCCTTATGTTGACGGTGGGGAAATGACGCCCAAGCGTCCCAACTCCACCCGTGGCTACATCAAAGATGCCGCCTTCACAAAGCTAAAGGAGTTCAACCCTACCTCACGTGATCACATCGGCTGGGCTTTCATGACCTGGCGTGGGTGGAAACCAGAAGTCTTTACTGACACTAGTCGCCCCAAGATCGATGAAGGGGTACTGCTTGGTATTGATACAGAGGAATCTCTGATCTTTGCTCGAATCCTTGACCTACAAAAAGCCCTCGGACAGCTATCAGATGGAACCAATGCTTGGCTTAAGATGGTCACCAACAAGGGACGCATCCACCACACTTGCCAACTCGCTACTAACACAGGCCGAAACGCGCATTCACGCCCGAACCTTGGCCAGACCAGCAGCGACCCTCGTTGCCGTTCGCTTTTTCTGCCGGGTAAAGGTTTTCGCCAGGTCGGTGCTGATGCTTCTGGGTTGGAGCTTCGGATGCTTGGTCATTACCTCAGTCATTTTGATCGAGGGGCTTTTGCTGACGTTGTTGTCAATGGCGACATACATCAACAAAATGCGGATCGGGTGGGTTGCTCTCGCAAGGACGTTAAGACCCTGACCTATGCGTTTATCTACGGAGCATCCGACAAAAAGATTGGGTACTCTTTGGATAAATCATTGGATGATCGGAAAGCAACTACGCTGGGTAAAGACATTCGCAAGAAGTTTCTTGAAGCTATTCCTGGCCTTGATGGGTTGCTGACTGCTGTTCAAAAGAAAGCAGAGACTGACATCCTGCGGGGTTTGGATGGTCGCCCCATCCGTCTTCAAGGTAAGAAGCACGCCGCATTAAACTACTTGTTGCAATCAGCAGGAGCAATTGTAACCAAACGGTGGGGTGTTATTGCTAGTAACATGATTGTTGAGGCAGGTCTTCAATATGAAGTTGACTATCAATGGCTTTCTTACATTCACGACGAATGGAATCTTGCTGTTGTTCCTGATCATGTTGATACTGTAAAAGGTATTCTTGAATGGAGCATACAGGATGCTGGGCATTATTACAAACTTAAAGTACCTTTAAATTCGGAAGCTAAAGATGGAAACAACTGGGCGGAGGTGCACTAAACGTAAGTTGTCACCAGAAACGCAAGAACGTAACAGGGAACGTGCCCGTAATTACTATTGGACCAACCGTGAAAAGTGCATACAACAGGCTACCAATAACAACAAATTAAAACCACGCCAACTCAGGGCTGATTACACACTTAAAAGCCTTTATGGTGTTGAATATGGTTGGTATCAAAAAACATTTGAAGCTCAATGCGGAAAGTGTGCTATTTGTGGCCGAAATAATTCAGGTCGTTCCAGCAGTAAGAGGTTTTGTGTAGACCACAACCACACTACAGGTGAAGTTAGAGGACTATTATGCCATCCATGTAACAGTGGTATTGGTAAACTCAAAGATAGTATATCTTTACTTCAATCTGCAATCCACTACCTCCAACAGTATGACAAAACAATTCAAGACTAAAAATCAGGATCTTCAGATACGTTGTGATGCGGATTTCTACGCCTACCGTGCCTGTCAATCAGCAGAAACGGAACTTGATTGGGGCGATGACCTCATTACAATCGCTAGTAACTTCCGTGTTGTGTTGGACATCTTTGAAGGGGAACTTAAAAGCCTCAAGCAAAGGTTTGATACCAACAACGTTACCCTCTACTTCTCCGACAGTAAGAACTTTCGCAAGCTCGTCTGTCCTGACTACAAAGGAAAGCGTACTAAACGGAAGCCTGTGGGATACCGGCGCCTTTTAGATTGGTGTTCCAAGCATTACAAAGTTGTTCGTTACCCTAATCTAGAAGCTGATGACGCTCTTGGTTTGGAGTGCCACCTTGATCCTCGTGACTTTGTTCTTGTCTCACCAGACAAAGATATGAAGCAGATCTCCTGCCGCCTATTCAATGGCAGCGATGAGTTCAACGTGACCCCAGAGGAGGCTGACTATTGGTTCTGGACCCAGTGTCTTACCGGTGATCCAGTCGATGGTTATAAGGGCGTTCCCGGCATTGGAGCAGTAGGGGCTAAGAAGATCCTAGAAAAGGCTGAAGACCCTTGGGAAGCCATCCTTGAAGCTTATATCAAGGCTGGTCAAACTGAGGAGGATGCCCTCCGCAACACTCGCTTGGCGCGGATCCTTCGCCCTGGAGAGTACAACTCAACAACGAAGGAACCCATCCTATGGACCCCACCCCCATCCTCATTGGACTTGACATCAGTCTGATACTTCTGGTAGTCTATGCCTTGGACTCAAACCTGATCAGGTATGTCGATCTACTCATTCAAACAGCAAGAGTCCGTTCACAACTATGGCTCTATCAAGGAGTTTTTAGAATCCGAATATGGTATGACAAACAATCTTTACGACCGGGACAGGTGGGCCGATTTCTACGAGACCGGCAACTCAAATCCATCCAACGGAACCCCGACTACCGCGAGTTCTTTAATCGGAATGACTAAGTATAATCCATCGCACTACCAACGTGGTCGTATCCAAGTTTGGGATTTTATTGTGGATCAGCAGCTGGATTTTCTGGCTGGCAATATCATTAAGTATATCTGCCGTGCTGGCCACAAGAATCAGGAGACTGAGATTGATGACTGGCTCAAGATTAGAGCCTATGTTAACCGCAAAATCAAAGCACTAAGCCATGATGAAAACACCTGAACATCTTATTGAACAGGCATTTGTTTTTCGAATTGCCGCTGACCAATCCATTGATCCAGAAGATGAACTAACTCAAGACATGCAACTTACTCTTATCAAAGAGGAGTTTGATGAATTGATGGAAGCTCACATCAATGAGGATGTTGTAGCCGACAGGATACACACATTAAAGGAACTGGCAGATTTAGTCTTTGTCTGCTACCAATATGCCATTGCTCGTAACTGGAATTTAGACACCGCTATGAAGCGGGTATTCGAATCCAACATGAGTAAGTTCGTTGACGGTAAGCCCCTCCGCCGCGAAGATGGTAAGATTCTTAAGGGGCCAGATTACAAACCACCATTTCTTGACGACCTAGTATGACTGCCTACGCTGACCTCGGGGACACCCCCAACACCATTGTCCGAACTGGCCGTGTTCAAAACTGGATTGATAACCCTGAATCGCGCCTTCCTGTCAGCTGTACGGTCTTCGTTGTCGAGGACTCTATGGAGGGCCCGCAAGGTATTGAAGCCTCATGGAGATTTGTATCTCACGCCCTACGAAATGGTGCGGGAGTTGCGGTTCACCTTTCTAAACTTCGTGAGGAAGGAGCTGACAATGGTCGTGGTCTTACCGCTTCTGGTCCTGTTTCTTTTGCTCGTATTTATTCTGCTCTGAATGAAACCCTTCGTCGCGGTGGTGTCTACAAAAATGGTGCTGTGGTGTGTCATCTTGATTATACCCACCCTGATGCTATCAAGTTTATCCAAGCCACTCGGTCAGATCTGGCATGGGTCAAACGATGCCTTAACGTGGATGCTGGATTCTTAACCAGCGCCTCGCCAGAGTTAATTGAAGCTACTCTTGAGGGTATCAAGAAGGGAGACATCTGGCTCAATAAGATCCGCCATGATGCGGAGGGAAATCGAATCTATGGAAATGTCTGCCTTGAAGTTTATCTTCCTAGTCGTGGCACTTGTCTTCTTCAGCATGTCAATCTTGGTGCTTGCCAATTAGGTGATCTAACTCCTGCTTTTGTAGAGGGTATGAGCAGCCTTGTTGCTCTTCATGCTAAGACTGGTGTTGGAGAGACTGGTGAGTACTTGGCTCCTGAGGTTGATCGTCAGGTTGGTCTTGGAGTTCTTGGCCTTGCTAACTTCCTATGCCAGAATGGTATAACCTACAAACAGTTTGGAGAAGCACTTGATGCGTACATCTCGCACCAACCGGTACACACACCTGCGTATATTCTTGTTTCTGAGTTGGCTAAATCAATTGAGATTGCTGCTCAAATCGCACGTAAAGCAGGTATGTATCGGGCCTTTGCCATTGCTCCTACCGCTTCTTGTAGTTACAACAACGTTGATCTTCGGGGTTACACTACCACCCCTGAGTTGGCTCCTCCTATTAGCCGCCACGTTGACCGCGATTCAGGGACGTTTGGAGTTCAATCGTATGCGTACCCGCCGGATTGCGAGATTGCGGCAGAAGTAGGCTGGACTGATTACAAACGGGTAGTTGATGGAGTCGTTACTTTGTTCCGCTCCACAATGCTATTTCACGGATACTCCTTTAATAGTTGGTCTGACATGGTTACGTATGACCGTGCCTTCATTCGTGATTGGATGGCATCTTCCCAGACTTCCCTCTATTATGCCCTTCAGGTATCACCTGACACACAAGCAAAGGATGATGCCCTTGCTGCTCTTGATGAAGATTATCATGAGTTATTTGGGTTTAATGAAACCGCTCCAGAACCTACCGATAATAACATTTGTATTCCCTGTGGAGAATAATGAAGCATAGTAGTCCGTATGATCAAGTAATTTCTAGAAAGCGAAAGTGGACTCCTGTCGCTGTTCAAAAAGGGAAGGTAGTTGATGGATCTGAAGACGCCCTTTACCGGGCCCTCGGCCTCCGTCATCTGGAACTACCAGTCCGTGAGTTCCTCCAGCAGGGACTCGATAAGGAACTACCTAAGACTCCTGGTGTTAGGGAAGCCCTCATGTCAAATCAATTGGATGAAGAAAGGCATGATCAAGCCCTTAACTATGTGGTAGCTGCCCACGGTTCAGATGAAAAGTCTGAATCAGAAGCAAAGCACATTCTTAAGGCGTGGCTAGATGCCCCTGAGCATCCACTTCTAAAAGCCTCTATCCTTGAACGCAGTGTCTTCTTCGTCATCCTTCCCTTCTTCCGATTCAACGGAGACATCGGAATCAGAACAACAGCCGCCGACATCAGCCGAGATGAGCAAGTCCACGTTGCCGTACATTCAATGGTATCCTTTGAACTCGGACTTAAATCCACCCCAAGCCTGGACCGACTTCGCAGAGCGACTGTCGGATGGGTAGTTGATGGGTTAAAATCTTCAACCAACAAATACCTTGATAAGGATTTCTGGTTGTCTCAATCAGATTCTCTTTACGAAAAGGGTAAGGCCCCTGGCCTATCCGATACCAAACGAGCCCGTATGCCTGCCTTCTTTGAGGCAGCAAACACTGATCTTCCACAATATGGCTGACGCCTACT